CAGCTTGCCGCCGTAGGTCTCAACGCGCTCCCACTTGCGGGTGTATTGGTTTGTGCCGTCGAAGGTGATGCGCCCGTCTTCAATCGCCGCGTTCGGGTAGGACAAGTAGCGCCCGCTGGGCAGGCGGATGCGCAGCCAGCCGTCCTTCATGTCGAACTGGAGCATGTCGTAGTGGGACAGTTCGTCCGGCTTCCTGATGGCCTGCTTGGCCGCAGCCTCAACGCCGTACCAAAGTTTAACCACATTGGGGTGCGACTTGCGCCACGCGCTGACCAGCGGCTGGATTTCTTCGTCCGTCATGGCCGCGACCGCAGGGCCGCCCATCGTGCGAAACGCTCCGACGCCGCCCTGATAGCCGCACGCCAATTCCATTGTCTTGCCGTACTGGCGCATCGATCCGTCGCCGCTCTTCTTGTTCTCGACCACCTCTTCGGGATCGACGTTGAAGCCCTTGGCATAGGCGACCACATACAGGTCGTGCCCGACGCCACGGTCGAAGTCACAGAACGCCTTAACCTTCCAGTCCTCGCCCGCCAGCCACGCAAGCACGCGGCCTTCGATGTTGGACAAGTCGGCGATGACCAGCTTGCGGCCCGCAGGGGCCACCAGACAGCCGCGCACGGCGGACGAGCACAAGTCGGTCACGTTGTCGAACAGCAGGTCCTCGCAGTCCAGCTTCATGGCGGAGATGCCGGTCTCAATCACGTCGGCGTCCATCGTGGGGCGTGGCAGGTTCTGTGGCTGGAATATGCGCCCCGCGTCACGGCCTGTGCGCGATGCGCCGCAGAACTGTAGTGTGCCGCGCAGCCGCCCGTCAGAGGACGTTGCGTCGAGCAGCACCTTATATTTGGCTGGTGAGGTAGCCGCCGCCTGCTGCCGTATTTCGAGCAACTCGCGCACTATGGGTGTCAGGCCGTCGCTGCGGAGCAGTTCCGCGACCATGCCCTTAGTTAGGTTCTCTGGCGCGAAATTGTGATAGTCCCGCAGATACTGTAGGAAACGCGCGCCCTGCGTTAGCTTCGTTACGTGGCCGCCTGTCAGATGGGCTGCACGAGTGGCCAGAGTTCCTGAAGTTCTTCGAAAAGCTCGAAGGGCTGCGTGGGCGAGTTCAAGGTCGATGGCGATGCCACGGTCATTAACTCCTTGGTCAATTCGCCAAAGGTTCCGCTCACTCCGACTATTGTTCCAATTCGGCAGACGTCCATATACGTCTCGCATCGCGTCCACATCAAGGCGGGCGTATTCGATGAACTCATTCCATTCGGTGGGGTGACTGACATGATCGGCTCTCCTCAGCTTCATGTTTTTTGGGCGTGGCTTGGTGAACAACTGTATCAGCTTCTTGCCCGCCTTGTCTTTAGCTTTATCGGTCGGGACGCCGAGGACGTCGCAGAGCGTGCCCAGCGAGCCGGGGAGGCTGTGGGCGAGTGCCTGCACCATCGTGTCGCGTATCTTCTCGACAGGCACGTTTACGCCGCAGTGGCGCAGCACGGTGCGGTCGAAGTGGCTGTTGTGGATGACAACGGTGTCGGCTTTGTCAACCAGCGACTGTAGCCGCTCACGCCAGCCAGCGTGGCCCTGTGTGCAGTCCCACACGGCGACAGGCTCGTCGTTTACTGCGACCGCCACAAGCAGCACCTCCGCCTCTTCGGCGTAGCGGTGCGTCCCGTGCGTGATTGGCACAGGGCTGTAGGTTTCGAGGTCAAGCCAGAGGGTGCTCATGACGTCACACAATGAAAGCCGCAGCCGCCGAAGCCGCGCTTCCCCATGTCAGTCGGCCAATCGGCAGGGATTTCGTCGATGAAAGTGCGAACACCTTTTATGCGCGTCAGCCGCACATTGAACCGCCGCGCCTGATCTGCCCGCCGCGCGAACACATCAGGGAAATGCTTGCGGATGAGCGCCCAGTAGTTTGGGCTGGTCGCTTTTACGCAGCCAAGGCAGTTTCCGTTAGGCATACCAATCTCATACACATACGGGCGGCGCACGCCATGCTCCGCAAGGATTGCGTGCGTGTCTGTTTTCTTTAGACCCATTTCGACCAGAGGCGCACGCTGCTTCAACGCAGGATAGTTTTCTTGCATATTGGTGAACCGCTTTGCATCCGTTTTGTCGGCGGTATAGCCCCACAGATGTGTATCGCTGGGAAGCTGAAAGTCCATGCGCGGCGCAAACTTCAGTTCACCAGTGCAAGGCGCGCCGTTTATGCCAGACAGATACCGACGCGCTTCAAAGACATCGTCTATCGTGGCGTACTTGTTGGATTTAAGGCGTTGTATCGGCTTGCCGTACCACGCTTCGAGATCATCTATAAAGCGACGGCTATCTGCGTGTACGCTGTCGCCTAAGTCGCAGTGTGCGATTACGAGATCAGGGTTTTCCATAAGCGCGAAATGCGCCATGACCGCGCTGTTAACGCCGTCTACCCATGCAATGGTTCTAGTCATCATGTGTCCCTCAATTCTGGTGGACCGCGCCCCGCGAGTTACCAACAACGGGGGAGGGACCACCCGATGCGCGGCGCGGTCCGCCAGAAAAGAGGGCGCGACGGTTGCTTCCAACCGATGCCGAAGCATCCAACCGCCGCGCCGTCCCTATAGCGTTAAATTAGGTCAAGGCCAATAGCTGACGCGTATGCGTCAACAAGATAGCGTTGTTCCCGCCGTGCGTCGGGGTCCATCGCCCTGAGACGGACAATCTGACGGATGATCTTTGCGTCGAAGCCGCGTGATTTGGCTTCAAGATAAACGTCCTTGATGTCCTCTGCGATGCCCTTCTTCTCCTCTTCGAGGCGTTCGATACGCTCGACCAGAAGTTGAAGTTGCTCGCCCGCAACGAGGTTGTGTCCGATGTCAGACATTACAGGAGGTCTTCCGCGTCAACCGCAAGGTCAGCGAACTCGCTGGCTGAGGCTGTGGAGCCGCCGCCAAAGTTCTCGCCGTCCTTGGCAAACATAACGCCGCGCAGGGTGCAGTTAATGCGCTGACCCCACTTGTTGTCCTGCGGCCAGATGTCAACCGACGCGTGGACATAGCAGCCTGAATAAATCAGACGCTCGATCTCCGCCTTGTTGGTGACTTCATTGCCGAGGCGGTCAACGACCGTAGGCTGCGTGCCTGCATTGCGTGCGGACAGGTAGAACTTGTCCTCGAAGCCCGCATATGGCTGGCGTGTCTTCTTGTTGCGGTACTCGGCCTCAACATAGCAGACCTTCTTGTCGTCGGTCAGGGCGTCGATTACGTCCTGCGCCTCGTCCTTCCACTTGTCCTTGGCCGCCTCCAAGATGGCGTCCTTGATTTGCTTCACGTGTTCGCTTTTAGGGTCAACGATCAGCTTGGCTCCGTAGGCTGGCTCACCTTCGCCAAATGCTTGGGGCGCGCCCAAGGCAGGGAAAGCGATACGGATATTTTTAAGCATTACTTGCATTTTTCATTTCCTCAGTTTGCAGTTAAGTCACGGAAATCATCCATGACGGGTGTTACGACCATCTCTGGCCGCTTATCGGTGGCGGGTGCCACTGATGGCTTGCCCTCGCTGCGGGTAATCTGCTCTTGCAGGTTCGCCCAACGCTTGGGGTTTTCTTTGAATATCTTCTCGGCCTTTGTGGGGCTGATTAGCTTAAAGTCATAGACCTGATCGTCGCGCATGCGGAAGGTTTTCTTCATCATCTCCTCAACGGCCTTCGCGTCCTTCCAGTCACGGTTGCCAGCGCGACCTGCGACCAGCTTGTATCCGGTGACAGGCTGACCCGCGAGCAGGCGACGCTCCGCTTCTGCACGCACAGCCTTACACCACTGCTCAATCAGTTCAACCTTCGACAGTGCCACAGGCAGATAATTGTCGCTGGTATCGCTGTCGATGGCCACGGGCACGAACTCAGCGAACTCATCAATGGTGGAGGCAGCAGCGCCGTATACGACGTCGGAAATCTCAGCGCGCAGGGCTGGGCAGGTCGCCTTCGCCTTGCAGAACTTGCACTGCTTCTCGCCCGGCACAAGCGCAGGGTCTTCCCAGCGCACCTTGTCCGCCGCGTGGCGCACCTCATCGGCGAAGGTGAGTAATTCACTTACTGGGATGCAGTATTCGCTGACGTGGTTCAGACGCGGCTGGTGGATGACCATCGTGACAGTGTCGAAGTCGCCGATGAGGTCGTATTCGTTCAGCGCGCCGAGGGCGTAAATCATGAGCTGCGGGTTGTTGTCCGCATCGACCTTGACGCCCATGCCGTACTTCAGGTCAACGATGATAATCTCGCTGCCCTTGATGATGATTGCGTCAGACGTGCCGCCTGCGCCTTCCTCGCCGGTCAGGTGGCCGATGCCGATGCGCTTCTCGACCAGAAGCTCACCGCCTTGTGCATACTCACGGACGAGCTTCATGTAGTCCTTGACGTGGTCAACCATCGTCTGGTCGATGGTGAAGTCGAAGCCGTCAACGGTGGCTGGCTTGCCAATCAACAGCGCGGGGTCTGCGCCGCTGATGAGGCACTCTGACGCGAGTTCGTGCGCCAGTGTCCCTTCGGCAGCAAACGAACTGCTGCTGTCAGGGAACGGTGCCTCAAGCGCGACGCTGCCGTGACATACCATCCAACGATGCGCGCCAGATGGGCTTAGTTTGGCGTGGACGCTCACTTCGCCAGTGCCTCTTGCATGAGGGCGACCAGTTCAGGCAGCAGGGCTGGCTCGATCTGGGATGCCTTAGCCACACCGAAGCGGGACAGCAGCTCTTCCATGACTGGCTTGCCGCGCTTCTCAACGACGCTGAGGATAAGGGGCCGCACGTCGGTTTCGATGTCGAGCGTGGCGATTGGCAGGTCAACGACTTCCAGCTCTTCGTCCTCAGAGACCGACGTCGCAGGGGCAGGGGTAGAAGAGGCTTCCTTCGTCGTTGGCTGGCTCTCGGTAGCTTCCGCAGCGGGGGCACTCTTGGGGGCCAGAGTAGGGTCCACGGGTGCGGCTTCGGCGACCTCCACCTTTGCTGCGTCGCGCTTGGCCTGAAGGGCCTCCCGTACGCTGTTGTCGATGGCGTTGGCCGCCGTGTTGTGGAGGCTGTGCCCGATGGCCAGCAGCTTGTCGGCCACTTCGCCGATGCTGTTGCCTGTTACTTCGATCTTAATCATCTATCAGTTTCCTTTTTTCAGTTCTTCAATAGTTTCGTCACGCTGGCTGATCATCAGTTCGAGCACGTCGATTTTATGCTGCAACTCGCAAAGCTCATCGTCGAGCCGGTTGGCGTCGCGTTCAAAGTCGGCGGCGCGGTCGCGCAGAGCTTCAATCTCTTCGTCGTTCTTTGCCCGTGCGGCCCTCAGACGCTCGGCCAGCACGATGGCCAGCTCTGGATTAGGGTTGCGATCCGCCTCTTCAATCAGGCGGCGGCCTTCGCACATTCGGTAATAGTTGCGATCTAAAAGTTCCACGGTTCTGCTCCCTGTTGCTTCGCCAGCTTGCGCGCCTCGCGCTTGCCTGACACGGTAAATGCGGCCACGTTCGAACGGCGTCCGTCCGTGATCCGGTTGATGTAGAGGGTTGGCGGGTACCGATTGGTACCCGACGTGTATTCCGCTGCCAAGATGCTCTCCATCGGATTACGCCTTGCGCGCCACGACCTTCACGGTCGTGTAGCCCTTGGTGGTTTTCTGGTTCTTGCTGAACCAACGACCGTCAACGCCCAGCTCGCGCAGCTTGGCTTCGGCTGCCTTGGCGTCAAGCGACTGACGCTCGGCGACAGTGGACACGGTGGCACGGAACAGGCCGCCGTCGATAGCGTCGCCCGCCTCACAGGCATTAACCAGAAGCGCAACGAGCTTCGCCTCAACCGCCTTCAGTTCGGCGATTTGAGCCTTGATGTCGCCCAGACGGTCTACGACGTTGCCTGCAAGGTCGATGGTATTAGGTTGTGTAGCCATTAGTAATTCCCTTCTGTGTTGTTGGTAACACGGCCTCTAAACCAGTTCGTTGCAGGCGTCAACCCCCTATGTGTAAAAAATTACGTGTCCGTTCTTTATTTCTATCAGCGGGTCTTTGCGCTTGGCCAGCGACTGGATTGCACGGTCCAGATCGCGGCGGCGCAGGTCGCGCTTCGGTGCCTCTGGCTTTGTCATGGCGGCGAAGCACTTGTCGAACAGTTCGGCCAGTGGCGCACGCTCAACGCCCGCATACTGGTCCTCGATGATTTCAAGCACGTGGCGCTCATGCGGGCCGAAGCGTTGAGCCTTTGGACCTGTCTCCTGAACCACCGGCACAGGCACGTCAGCCTCGACGGCAACGCAGCTCGTGATAGGATCGCCATCGGCGTCCATGCCGACGACTATGGTTTCCAGACGGAAGCCCCACTTCAGGCCGTCGTCGCCGTCCTTCATCTTCGTGATGCGCAGCTCGCGTGTGCCGTTCTCATACTTCAGAACCTCAAGCTCGGCGTCAGCCGCCGCACGCTTGCCTGACCAGCCGCGCACGCCCTTCGACGCGTCCTTGCCGCTGTGGTCCACCATTAGGATTGTCGCGCCTGTGGCTGTCTCCAATGCACGCGCATTGGCCAGCGCCAGACCGACGTCCTCGGAGCTGTTCTCGTTCGCGCCGGGCGTGACCTGCGCCATCGTGTCAACGATGATGACGTCCGCGCCGCCCGATGCAGCCACAGCCGCAGCCAGTTCGGTCACGTCCTCGGACAGCAGGAAGTTCGGCGGCACGGTCAGCAGGCCGATGTCAACGTCAGCCGGATCAATCTTGTGATGCTTCAGGTACGCCTTCAGGCGCTTGCTCATGCCCTTACCGCCCTCGGCGGCGATGATAAGCACGCGTCCCTTCTTCGTGCGGTTACCGCGCCACGCGATGCCCATCGCGATTGCATAGGCCATGTCGATGGCGACAAAGGTCTTGCCTGAGCCTGACGCGCCGAACAGCACGATAAGCCCAGCGTCGGGCAGCACGTTCTTAATCAGCCAGCCGCCCGGCTCCATCATGATGCTGACGGCCAGTGACGTGATAGGGAAGCGGCCCGTATACTCTTCGGGCGTGAACATGCCCAGTGCAGGCGTGGCGGCAACCGCGCTCATTGCTGTGCGCAGATCGTCAACGGTTGCCGCCAAGGTGGGGCGCGGGGTGGATGATGCGCCAGCCTCCTTTGCCATCTTCAATACGGACGCCATAGTCACCTGACGGTGGCCCGAACCCTTGCGGCGCTCGAAACTGTCCCATTGCGTCCGTAAACCTTCCTCGCTGGGGTACTTCGACCCCTGCGCCGACCAGTCGTTCCATATCTCAAAGCCAGTGTCGTCGCCGTCGCACTCGTGGTGCAGGGCCATGCCGACCCTAATCCAGTCTTCGCGGGGCATGTCCGCGTCGAGCACGGAGAGCAGCTCTTCCATCTGGGAGATGCTCAGGCCAATCTTTGGCTCGCGTCCGACCATGAAGTCGTCAGGGTCAGCCACGCGCTGCTGCGTCGCGGGGAAGCGCGCCGCGCAGAGCGGTGCCACCAGTGCGTCCAGATCGGCAATGGTGTCCTCAAGACCGAGCAAGTCGGTGTACGGCATGGCGTTACCGGTGAAGGTCACAAAGCCGTTGCTGGTGAATACTTCGAAGCCGTAGGGGTTACCCTCGCTCGGTGACTTGCGGTTGCCGTAGGAGCCACGCACGAAGGCGCGGACGCCCATGCCGCTGGGCGAGTACTCGGCGTAAGTCTGGCTGGCGATTTGCTCGATCTCTGGGGGCAGCTTACCCTGCGCATCGACGCAGTTGTCGAAGTCGAGTGCCGTGATGCCGAACTCTGGCATGAGCGCCAGACCGATGCCGGTGAAGCCCCGACGCGCTGCCGCATCGCGGGCTGCGGCGAAGGTGGTCATGCGTCCGCGATCATCGATGCCGCCCTGCTTGCCGTGGCGCTTTCCGCCGTCGGCGTAGTAGGGCACCTTCAGCGGCTTGCCGTTGGGATTGTCGGGGTCTTGCTCGAACCGCCAGATGAGCCAGCCCTGTAGCTCCCGCAGTTCAGCGGGTGCCAACACGGACGTGTTGTGCGGTGTAATTGGCTGCACGTTGCCCACGGGCGGTCCCTCCTCGCTCACGGCGTTCAGTTAGATGTAAATAGAGCGGCAAGCTCTGGCTTAAACAGGTCGGCCCGTGGGATGTCAAACAACTTCTCAATCTCTAGCGCACGCTGGGCTGGCACCCAGCCCTTGCGCAGCCAGACATATACCGCCTGATGCGATACGCCGAGCTTGGCGGCGAGCGGATTTGCGCCGCCCGCCATGTCGATGGCTTTCTGAATGCCTGTCATTTCAATCTCCATTATGCGGCCAGCTTCTTGCCGATGCGCGCCTCGACGGCGTGCCGCAGCATGAGCGGCGACGTTATCCAGACTTTGGCCTCGACGCGGTAGCGTTGTGTGAGCTGGCTCAGTTCCATATCGGCCTGCCGCAGTTGCTCGGCCAGACGGTCGCGCTTGACGAGCGCCTTGCGGGCGTCGGCGAGGATAGTGTTGATTGCGTCGCTCATTGGAAAACCTTCCCCTTGGGGCCGATGCAGCCTGTCTTCGGGTTACGGAAGTGGCCTTGCTCTATTATCGCCTCAAGGCGTTTTATTCTCTTTGTATCCCATTCATGCATAATGTTCATACCATCAAGTTCGCTGCGCCAGATGGTGGCGTCCTCCTCAAGGTCGGCAATTCTAGCCTTTGCGCGGCGCAGTGCGCCCCACGGATTGATAATGTCCATCATGTTAGTTTCCCCTCATTGTGTGATAGATGCTCCAAACTGCGAATATGAGCGCCGCAGAGAAGGCGAGTGTGATAAGTTCGTGTAGCATTGTCTGTCTCCCCTCAGTGTAATGTGCCGTCTGGGTCGTTGGCGACATTATAAATCGCCCGCTGTATGGCCTCGTGCATGGTGATGATGTCTTCGCTCTCGGCGGCGATGTATGACGCCTCCGTGAATATATCGGCCAGCACGGCGTTAACCTTCGCGGCGAGTTCTTTTTCATCCATGTGTGTACCCCTCACGGCAAAATAATCGATGACTTCGGCTGCGGTGCTTCTCCGCGATGCAGATTGTCCTCGATGCTCTCGATGATGCCACCGACAAAGCCGCTGGCGAAGCGCAGCGTGCCGATGTCCGAAGGTCCAGCGGTGCGCGTGGCAACGTCTATGCCGCTCTGCATCGTTGTCAGCATCTCAATGACGGCGGCCTTCTCGGCCTCGACTGCGGCTGTTATCTTCTTGCTCATGCGTTGAACTCTACGTCAAAGGCTTCCGCGACCGTTAGCTGGCCGTGCCAATCTTCGAAGGCGTCGTAATCTTCGCTGCGAAATTCGTTCCACAGGTCGTCCAGATACCCTTCGCGGATCAGCTCAAGCTGCTCCTCGTGTTTAGGCGAAAACTCGTCGAACTCTTTGGCGTGCGCAACGGCCTCCACCATCAGTGCAGCGGTGCGTTCGTCTTTAGTCCAGTCCATCATTTTGTAGTCCTCTTGTTGTTGGTGAGACTGTCCCTAAACCAGTTCGTTGCAGGGGTCAACAGGTTTATTTAACGCATGCACGATGGTGGTGTGGCAGCGGTTCATTATCCTGCCGATCTCGTTCGTTGAGTAGCCTTGCTCCCTGAACATCAGGATGCACAGGCGGCGTACGCCGACCAGATGCTTGAGCCGCGACGGGCCGAGGATGTCGTGCAGCGTGTAGCCGTGCTCCTGCGCGATGGCGTCGATGGCGGCGAGGTTCTTTTCTCTGGGTGTCACTGATCCCAATCCTTATTGTTTTTGAACATGTAGGCCAGAAGCCGGTCGATGATGCGGCGTATCAATCCCACCAGTCTTCCTCCATCTCTTTGCGCTCCTCGGCTGTGAGCGGAGGGCGCGTTGCGAAGAGGTAAGCGGTGAGGGATAGCAGCCCAAGGACCACGAAGAATAAAGGTGTGTCGCTCATGCCGGTGACACCTTATGCTCACCGGCACGCATCACGCGCTGCTTCCGCCCAGAGGGGCCGACGCGCTTGTCTGGGCCGCATGTGATGAAGCCCTTGCGCTCCAGTGCGGAGAAGCGGGCGGTCACGCTGGAATAGGGGAGGTAGGAGAACTTCACCAACAAGTCGGCGGAGATGCAGCCTGCGGCTCCAGAAGCTGCGACAGCTTCATGCACTACCCGTTCCAGATACGATGTGTCCACGCTGTGCGCGGCTTCCGCACTCGTGTCAGGGTCTTCTGCCCGATACAGTTCAGTCGGGTCTGTTCCATATTGTTCGTTCATTTGCTTTGCTCCTTAAAATCTAATCTCATC